CTGCGTGTTGTGTTGCTGATTTGAGTAATGCGCTGTGCGCCTATGTTTAGCATGAACAACTTGATTAGACGCTCAAACTCGCTCTCTTGTTTCCGGTATCTGAGGATGCGTAGACCAAACTCATCAATGACAGAACGGTAATGCGGTTCAAGGATACCAAACAGCTTGGCCTCTACGTCTGCATCTACTTTTACAAGCCGACCAGCCCCTTGGTACTCACGTTGAGCTTGTGCGCCAATCTCAGCGAAAGCAGTTTGCATCTGTAGCCGCAGACGCCGCTCATAGCTTAGACGCAAGCGTGTTTGCTCAATAAGCTCACGCCGCGCTGAAATGCGGACACCGTTCTGTTTGAACGCTGGTTGCGTCATCACTTTTTCATCGGGTGGCCAGATGGCAATAGGTCTAGATCAAACTTGCCACTGCGGAACCGGCCTCTCCTTACCGCATACAGGAAAGCGTTGACTCTGGCATATGCCCACTGGTCAGGACCAGATACGTTGCGCCTCACAGACTCTGGATTCGTTCTGTAAGCCCCGACACCCCTACGGAACACCGCCGCAAGCATACGCAAGGTGACACGCTTACCCTTCTTATCGCCGTGCTTGTCGTTATGCTCTTTGACCTTCTCTCGTAAGGCATCTTTAACCTTCTCACTGACCTCGGCCTTTTCATCACCGTATGGCAGGGGATCACAGTCATCACAGCAAGGTAGCATGATTGCCTCAATCTCTGCTTTGCCATCCCGCTCCTTGTCTAGCTTTGCGACAGTGCGCCTTGCCCACGTTTGCCCCGCATCACCACCCCATAAGGCCCACGCAATACGCCCCGCTGTAGGATACCCTTCTTCACCACGGCGGAACCCAGTTGCCCTCTTATCTACTTCATGACGGCTAAAGAACGAGTGCATCCTTCGGACAGTGCTGGGCGATAACCGTTCCTTGTTTGTAAGTTGGACTGCTCTTGCAACACCAACCTCTGTTCCGCCTCTGTTAAATTCTTTGCGCCATTCCAACCCGCGCCTAGCCTCTGACGCCATGCCGTCAGTAGGCGTTGTGTTAACATCGCTCTCTGCCTTTGCATCATCCCCCTCATCATCCTTGTCTTGGTTTGTGACTCTCAGATAAATTGCATGGCTTGAGCAAGGCATGTAGTGGTTGCCATCCGGCCCCCTCACTGTGTGCGTACCCTCGCACCCTAGTCGCCTTGCCCTACGCTCTGCTTCAGGTTGCGTATCAAAAACATCTCTGCCCTCACCGAACCGTGGGTCTTGCTTGAGTGGCTTGCCTACCAGACGCTCATAATCAGCGTGAGATGCACAAGGCATGAACACTGTACCGTCATCACCCTCATGTGAATGAGTGCCAGTGCATCCTATAGCCTCTGCCCGCGCCGCTGCTTCTGATTCCGTCGTATAAACATCCTCACGCACCTCTGCCTTTTCATCAAAGCCGTAGGCGTTTTTGCCATCTTCCTCTGCCTCTGCCCCCTCTGCCGGTGCCACCTCTGCGCTGCCAAGCGGGAACAGGTTGGCTGCAATGAATACATCATCACCGCCTGTGATTGGCTCAAGGCCCAAACGCTCTCTTGCCTCATTGCGAGAGATGATACCTTCTCGCACCGCGCTGGTCACATTTTCGTAGATGCGGCGGCGGCGTTCTGTCATGGCTGGGATTTGCTCATAGTCATAAGCAATCCTGATATCTTCACCAAATGCCGGTGCAAGCCATTCATTAAAATCAGAACAAACGCGCATAGATAATGGAATGATTGTTTCCTCATACAAAGCAAGCCGCGCCTCTTGCACGTTTGCGTAGGTCTGAGCATCTGGGACGCCTATAAGCTGGGATGGCACACCAAAGCAAAGAGCAATATCTTTGGCCGCTAGGTGCTTCTGTTGCAGGAAGTCCATGTCCTTTGGAGACAGGCCCATTTCTTTCCAATCAAAATCACCCTCAAGCAACAAAGGACGGCCAGCATTGTTTGGGCCAGAAAAGCGGTTATCCACATCCTCAGAAAGCTGCTTGCGCTGTGCATCAGTAAGCTGCATCGGGATGCCACGATCATTGATCGGCTTGAACACAACCGCACCTGATGGCCGTGCGCCGTTCTCCAAAAGTGCGATATTGTGCTTGTTGATAGCGTTATGGTTATCTACATCTACCGCTGCCGCCATAAGAGGGGATAGCCCGTAGTAATCATCCAGCGGGTTCCATAGCTTCATGTGCTTTACTTCTGACTCACCCGTCACTGGATCAGCCTCATAAGTCTGCACTACAGTGCCACGCAAGACATACTCATAGCCGGATGGCATGGAGCTTTTGCTAGGCTTGACCCGCATACGGTCTGGACGCAACAGGTGTAGCTCTCGCGGCGTTGCCCCAATATCTGACCGCACAGCATAGGAGTTGCCAGAAAGCAGAAGGAAAGAATACAGGCTCTGGAAGAACTCAACGCCCGCCTGTGTAGGGTTAGGCCGGTTGAGCAAAGTCAGAATTGGATGCTGATCAAGCTCAGTATCACCTTGGAAAGCCTTGAAGGGGATAGCCGCTGCACCGTTGGCAATCTCATTAACGCAACGGTAGACAATGGCGTTTTGCCTGTAGCCCTCATCTGCGTAGCTGTCAAAATTATCACGGCGGTAATGACTAGCCCCCGTGTAATTCATCATAACCTGTGGTGCTTCTTTCTTCTCCGGTGCGCCAAACAAGAAAGCCCTGATATTTTCCCCTATTGATGCCATTAGCTAATTCTCCAATATGCCTGTCCAGTGTTCTGGCTCAGTTCTGTCAAGGCCCAGACTAGGGCATCAAGTCTGTCAGGAGATTTCCTGCTTCCAATAGTGTAAGTGCAAAGTTGCTCCTCTAGCTCGTTGAAGACCCCTACATGGGATACTTTGCCTTGCTCATACAGTGCCGCTATCGGCTCCGCCCTTACCATCTTACCCCTAGATGCGCTGACTGGTGTATATGGTACGGTATTGTCTATATTTCTTAACAGCCTTTCCACCAGATCACCACCGTTATTGGTTTCAGCCACAATCCGGTCAGCTTCATATTTGTAAAACTGGTCAATGGCCAAACGCCCCCAACCGTCTGGTGTCATCTTAGCAGAAACATCATCAAGAACATAGTATCTGCCATCTTGCCCCTGCGCTGCTACAACGATGCCTGTCTCATCTGAGTCTTCACCGCTGGTTACGGCGGGGTCAATCGCAACCACAACTCGCGACAAATCAGGCAGTGCTGTCTCCTCAATACGAGTTTTATCCAGCATCCCGTATGACCAAAGCGCACCCTCTGTATCATCAAGAACTTCTGCATAAAGCTCTTGTCTGCCCAAGCGGGTGTTTGCGTATTTTTCCCTAAGTTGATCCAGTGCAGCGGGTGCAAGGTTTGCTTCATTTTCAAATGTGCTCCCCCTTGTGATTACTATTCCCTTACGCTTCATAAGATTGCGAATGATAGGGGATGGCTTTGGTGTGGTAGTAATAACGCATTGTGGGTTGTCACCAAGACGCAAGCCAAACATCAACTGATCAAATGTCTCTGGGTAGAACCATGCTGCAAGCTCATCACACCAAGCTCTATGAAACTGCGGCCCTCTCAAACGGTCTGGCTCTGTGGCAGAAAAGCCCATGATCTTTGAGCCGTTGTATAAGTTGATCTCTGATGCAGACGCATTGTATCCACGGCCACGACCATCCATCATACATTCTTTTGGCAAAAATTTTAGTATGCCTGACACACCGCCAAAGGCGACCCTGCGTATATCACCAAATGTGGGTGTGACCACTGCAACCTGTACCTCTGGATTGCGTAGGGCATAAAGTATTGTGTCCATTGCCCCTGTTCTTGTTTTGCCCCAACCACGACCAGCCAAGATCAACCAGATGTTATAATCACCGTAAATATCACGCGGCGGGGTTAGTTGAGAGTCACGGGCTGTTTTCTGCCACTCATTGTACAGTGTGCTTGTGGCGAGATGACCTGACCGCCGCAAGCTCGTCAAGTTGTTCCATAACTTCTCGGAAGGCTTCGGGATTACTGACATCTGCTGATACTTTCTGAATCTCTTGTGCTTGCCCCAATGCTAGTTTGCCAATTTTTTGCGCGTTCAAAGCCACCTGAGACAAATCTCTAACTTCATCTGTAGGCAAGCCACCCGTGACAGGGTTCTCTTGTTCATCCGCAAATCCACGTTGTAGGCGTCTACCAACCTTCTGCAACATGCCCTGCGCTATGACCAAAGCGGTATCATCAAGCCTCTTGCCGTCCTCTATCATACGAGTAAGACGCTCTTCGCTCAGCTTTTGCTCTATCTCTGTCTGGACTTGGTTTTTCTGTGATTGCCAGTTTTCTTTGTTGGCGTGGCGGAACAATGTGGCACGGGCCACGTTATGCTTACGCACTAACCCATCAATAGTTGGGAACTGGCGTTGGCCCTGCTCATCAAGAACGCCGTGGATAAACTCATCCTTGATGGCCATTTTGATTGCGTCTGTCAGTTTGCGTGTAGCCATTTCATTATCACCTGATATCAGTTTGTATCATCTTGGGCTGATTCGGCTTGTTTCTTCTTGAGCATCAACTGATGCTTAGTGGTCCATGCTTTGTTGTACTCTGAGTCCTCAAACAGTTTTGAGAACCCTGTAATGTGCTTGAGCCTTAGAAGCTCATCAGCATCCATGCCTAAGTGGTTACATATATCAGCATCATCCCAGCCATTATCCAGCATTGAGAACACCATGTTAGACATACCGCCGATAGAGTGTTTACCTCTTGCGCGGTTGTGCCTGACAGTTGATGCCATGCGGTCATTGATATCTTTTTCCAAGACAACCACGGGAAGCTTGCCCTTGTTCCGCTCTCTGATGTCTGGGTTGTTCTTACAGGTGAAATACCTGTGGAAGCCATCAATGATGACGTACTTGCCTATGGCCTCATCAAAGATGGTGACCACTGGCTGCGTGTATCCATCATGCAGTATTGATGTGTAAAGCAGATGCATCTCTTGTGATGCAACGCTGTTTGGGTTGTAGTCATTGGCCTGTACATCATCAACATCCACCCAGCGTATGCAGTTCACAGGCTGGCTTTGCAGGGGGCTTCTCTCATGGATATGCTCTTTCACCGCCTCAAAGAACTCAATGCGTTGCTCTTCTGTCATACGGCTGATGTCTTCGTCAATTTGGTGTTTGACGAACTTAGCGGCATCAATGTGCCATGTGCGGTTAATGCTTTCCATGATTCAAAATATCCAAGTCAGAAATGATTAGGTACTTACAGGAGTATTCATCCCCATCATCTATGCGTCGTTGCATTGTAGCCCCAAGCTGCTTTTCCAAATCATCCCCACAGTCATAAAAGGAGAAGCCATTGATAAAAGCCTCGTACCCGCCTTCTCGCATTGTCTCTCTGATTTCACTGGGCGTGTAATAGATTTGATGCTCGGTTGAGTAACCATAGTCACTATGCCCATCTCCGCAATACATCACCGCCATGAAATGGCTTTGTACTTGATTGACTTTCTTCCAACGATTCAAGAGGCTGACAGTATTCCCCAAACCCAAATAATTCACTTGCCCATAGATGAACAACATCAAGTCACATTTTGTCCTTGGGTTGAGTTCCATTATATCTGCGGCTTGAAATGAATGATTTGGGAACTTGTTCTGCGCCTCTTGTATGCTTGCATAAGAAATATCAATGCCGTGGTATGATTGACTTGATATGTCCGCTAGTTGGATGACATGACCCGTACCACAGCCGACATCAATGATGTCTTGCCGCTTGTTTGGATAATTCCACAAAGCTGACTTGATAAGCCTCCCAATGATTGCATCCTCAACAAGGTGTATAGGCTCAAGGTAACGGCCATCATATGTAGCCGCCTCCTCATCATAAATCTTCTGGATATCAGCCTTGGACATTTGTTCCTCCGAATTCCTGTGCGATGACATGGGGTTTTAGTTGTTTGAGTGTTGATGGGTTACGGGTTCGATTGTGCAGCTTGCCCTTCTTCCAATCCCGATAAACAATCAATGGCGGAGAGTTGATGTAGGAAGCCAGCTTTGCAAACTCTATGTCATTGACCAAAACTGATTTGATCTGCTTCTTGTACATTTCATCTGGATTGGCCAGTTCATCATAAAGCACATCCATCTTCGCCCATTCATTCGTAAATATGGCTTGATGCTTGGGGTCTTTGATTAGCTTTTCTGTGAGGAAGTCTCTGTACTCACGCCAGCCGTTGAACATGAACGGCAACTCTTCAATTTGAGTTACACCTTCTTCACCAAGATGCTTTGCTTGATTTACACCGTTGAGCCGCTTGTTAAGGGCTTCCCATGTCTCCCCCTCAAGCTCATGTAGGTAAAACAGGCTTTTGACAGCAGACTCATGGTGCAAGTTGGAAACACGCATTTCTTTGATGGGTAGCCCATATCGGAAATACTCATCATAGATTTTGCAGTACCGCCAATCATTGTCATGGATTGCTTTCCATATATCACCGACGCACCAATCATAGATGGGGTAGAAGGTGTAATGATGTTTACGCTCATTGAGCTTGCGGCCCCAAGTTATGTCTTTGTAGGTTTGCCCTGTCGTCAGACCAGCAAGCCGCTGTGGGCTTTCTTCCGCCCTCATACCCGCCAAAAAACAGGCTGGCTCATCAGGGAACAGTTGATCCATTGATTTGACAAAGTAGGTGTACCAGTAACCCGTCTTTGCCTCTTTCTCTGCATCACCCTTGAGAACGTGACCGCTTTGGATTGCTATTGGGTCTTTGTCTCGCATCCAAGTAGCCCCTTCCTCCCAAGTAACGAGGAACGGGTTCTCTTGTGATATTGAGTTGGGCAAGAATATAGGCACCTGTATCCAAACAGGGTCTACTTCGCCACGGTACATGACATCCTTGACGTAGTTTATGACAGATGCCCACTCAGCTTCTTGGTCAAGGAAGTAGACCTTCAGTGGCAATCGGTTGAGTTTCCTTGCAACAATGAGAGCCAACTCAAGCGTGACCGTGGAATCCTTACCGCCT